CCCAGGATATTTTCCCCACCCTCCCCATGAGGTTTGACCTCCTCCACCACCCCCTGCTGAGGTTGGATAGAGCTTCCCATAGTTATAGCCCATGTAGCTGTTGGCGAAGGTCTGAAAGAGGTCACCAAGCGGTGCAATAGGGCTAGGAGCGCTGATACTAGCGGCAGCGCTAATGGCCTGTTGTGCAGCCAAGTTAGGATCTTGGCTGGTGACAAGCTGATTCGTCACATTCGCTTGCTCCTGATGCACCCTGCCCTTTGTCTCTCTAACGGCTTCGAGGCTCTGGTTGATGACGCTCTGCTCCGCCACCTCTCGGCTCCTCTCCAACTCTGTCCCGGCCTCCTTCCCAAACGAACTCTTGAACAGCCCTCTATCAGAGAGGCCAAACGCCAAGTTCTTCCTCTGTGCCCTATACTGCCGGTCTGCCTGAGGCATAAGCTGGTTGAGGACGTTCTTCTGCACCCCCTGGTAGAAGGTCGGATCATACCCCGCAAAGGCTTCCTTGATCTTGCCCTGACCTTGTTGGATAGCTCTCGTCCGCTTCGCTTCAGCCTCTCGCAGCTCCTTGGCTGCGTCGCTCTTTCCTCCTCCTAGACATGCCATAGCTTTACCTTCTGTTGAGATTCTTAAAGAAGAGACTGGCGCTCCGACCAACATACCCTACCCTTCCCAGATACGGATGAAGAGGGCTAGCAGTATCACATGCCACACCCACCACCTCTATACCTTGCGCCCTAAGGTGGTTTTCCCAGAAGTTCTGAGTCACAAGGCTATCCCGTATGCCGCAGCGTTCAGAGTCAAGCCAGACCATTATCGTTGGCAGGTAGCCAATATATCCTACAATTTGGTCTACCTTATAGAGAAGGAAGGATGGCGAGACTACCTCATGGCTGTCTGCGGTGGCGCTCTTTACCAGCGCCTCAACATCCTCTGGCTTGCAAGGGTATATCTGAAGAAGAGGTTCGTTCATGGTAGTGTATTGTAGGTGAGAACTATCCCGCTGAAGACTGCTGGCCCCTCCCATTCCGACACCATTCGGAACTTCACATGTGTGCCAGCAGAGATAAAGGGCACCAAGCCCTGATCGTAGGTATGATCCATCTGGGCGTCCCAAAGAGGCAGCGGCCCTATAACCTCTGCCTCCACGTCGGTCGACCCATATATCTTCCACCACCCCTTATGGGCCACATTAATGCCCTCTGTTTGCTTGATCTTGTCAGGTGTCTTGAGGTCCATCCACGGGGTCTCCACCGTGACCTTAGTTCCATCATAGACCTGCCCACCCTCGCCTCCAAAAGCAAACACAAAGTCTTCCTCTAGCCCTCCCTCCACCGGCCTCCCCCCTCTACAAAACACCTGCCCTTTGTAGACCACAAACTTCTTTGGCCTAAACAACTCCCTTTCGCTGTCGATAGGGTCATAGAGGCTCCACGCTAAGACTTTCGAACTGGGAAAATACGATAGGACAAAAATAGTATCAGCAAGGAACAGCCAGTATTGTCCTGTGTTCGGTTCAACCACTGCACAAGCCTCTGGGCCTCTATTAGGTTCATTTGCCAGTTTATCTCTAACCAAACTGCCAATCGCTGCTCCAAGATCGTCGACATAAGCGTTTCCAGTAATCTCTCTTGCTCGTAGGCTGCTAATGCCTGTATCTGCTAGGTAGAGGACGTCTATCTCTCCTGTCGACCGGACGCTATCCTTTGCCAAAGCGCCAGTGTTGAGGATAGCCTGTTGCATCACCCATGCGCCAGGTGCAGCCGCTACCTGCCACATCTGGATGACTCGGCGGGCAAAGAAAACCAGCCGCCCTTGGAAGGAGGCGATGCTGACGAGGTTCTCTGGAACCTCTGTCTGGTTGTCCATATCGACATGCCCAGCGCCCAAGGCGTCTGGTCCCATCCATACCATAGGGTTGCTGATCTCACTAAAGTGGGTCCGACTTCGAGAAAGAATATACTCCTTGTCCCTGTAGGTGAAGCAGAAGCTGGGGTCCATGTCGGCAACATCAGTCACCCCTACATCCCCTCCCACAACCGTAGTCCTCTGCATGTCCACCGTCATCATGGTTAGGCTCCAAGTGCTTCCCACTACTGGAGGGTTGGGATAAGCCTCCGATGGAGCGTTAATATCTTTGAAGTATTGAACCTCCCAGACCTGTCCATACCCTGGCTTAAAGTCAGAGCCTCCACTCAAAGGCTGCACCTGGGGAGTGAAGGTGAACTTGGCTTTCTTTGGAATATCAGCACCAGGCATAATTATTCAGGTATGATAACGTTGGGATAAAGTGACTCCATGAGAGGCACAGCCTTATGAAGGACAGGGATCTCTGCGCTCTTGAAGTAGATGCCTTCTGCGTCATACCCATCCACGTAGAGATAAGAGGTAAAGGTGTTTGACATCCTCAACTCTGCTGGAAAGCCTGCGGAGATGTTCCAAATGTCTCGGGTTTGTTGAAGATGAGATTTAGACTTGTCTCTCGTCAGCACATTCCAATGAAGGTTCTCCGGTAGGTCACGGAAGTGCCAATCAAACTTATACGGAGGCAAACCCCCATCGAGGAGGAAGGATGCTTGCACACGAGTTACACCTTGGTCTGGTGGCTTCATTTGTCTCCTTGGCGCATCCCAGTAGGCTGCATAGAAGACCTCTATCTGGCTTTGCTCCCAAATTGCTTGGATAGTTGGCTGTCCTTCTATCTCTATGTTTCCATCAATGTCAGTTAGGAAGGATACAGAACCAATCACCCTGTTGTTGACCCGAGATGAGGATAAGTTGGGGGCGAAGCTCTCCACATCCCTTAGGCCTATGTACAGTTTATCCTCTACAGCAGAAGCCTTATACTTAGGGGTGGTTACTTTGTCGTTTATAGACTTTACCACCCGGCTTATATACTTGGGCAAGCTGTCACTAGCCACCCCTCCAAGGGGAGTTACATGGTCGTAGACTTCAATTTCCTCTTGGGTTTGGTCTCCCTTTCGACATAGGATAGAGGTGACGTCCATGAATGGGGCGTTCACAATGAACTTCAACCTACTATACCCTATGAAGACCCCCATCTGGGAGGTAATCTTGAGAATCTTGTCGTTAGCACCAACAGCCCCCTCCTTAGACTTTATTTGGACCCCTCCTGCTTGGTTAGTTAAGGCTGCTGAGTAGAACTGGTTGCCAGGGTTATTGATAGCGTTGACAACCCGCTCTGCACAGCTCTGAAGGCTGTCGCCCGCTTGAACAGGGGTTGTTAGAATTTCAAAAGGGGTAGCAGGGGGAGTGACGCCTGGTGCAGACTCTACAGTTATAGGGCCGACGGTTGCAAACCTGTCCACTATCTCTGGCAGAACTATTGAGAAGGAGATCGTTGCGGTAGAAGGGGTAGCAGGGGTATCTGGGACTGGGGGAAGGTCCTCCCTATACCTAACGATGAGAGGGCTTTTCTCGAAGGTGCCAGTTCCTGCTTGACTTACAGTAAATTCTACACCAGTAGCCCCAATAACGAAGATGCCAGTTATAGGGGGAATTGGTGGCCCCGGTGGTGAAGGCTTGAGTGGAGGAATAGTGTTGTTGAGAACAGCTCTATACCCCTTGACAGCAGAGAAAGCGTCCAGCATGCTTTTGTAAAAGCCTGCGTTGTTGATAACATGTGGAAGCACCCGCCCAAAGAAATTGATGTCTGTCACCAGCGCCCCATCATAGAAGCAATTCAACACTATACCCTGCGTAGCATCCCCAACATGCCTCCGATCCTGCATGACCGCTATAACAAAGGTCTTGTTGTTGAAGGCTGTCGCATAGACGATGTCTATAGCCTTAACATCAGGGTTCATGACCTCCGCCTCAGTTCCAGGGTAGCAGAGTTGTTGGTATCGGAAAGGCACCTCTGGCCAAAGGCCATCTTGGTTGAAGTCACCCCCAAATATCACCATATAATCTCGGAGGGCGACGAGGCCAAAGGTTTTGGTAACGCCGCTCGCAGCGGTTGGCTTGATAGCGGAGACCATGAGGTCAGCTACAACGTGGTCGGCCCTCAACTGTGGCACAAACGCCTTGCGCTTCTCAATCTCAGCGCCCTGATTGATATGGGCGTTCCTCAAGGCTGTTAGCACCCCAAGCGCCGTCGTCAGCTCACTTCGCCTCGTATCAAGGCCCCTCGCAAAGTTCTCTATGATGGCTGTAGGCATAGGCTATGGAGCAGAAGGTTCGTTGTATTTGTAGCGAGGATAGTAGGCTGGCGTCTGCTCCTGAAGCCTCTCATAAGCAGAGCCAATAACAAAGTTACCTACCCTGCTAGGTTCGCTCGCCCTCAGCTTAGCCAACCGCTGCTGGAAGAGAGATAGCTTCAACTCCTTTCCTGGCATGTCCTTATCTGACATGTAGCTGACAGCAGCAGCCAGCGCCACAAGCGTATCATCCAACTCCACCCTAGCAGATAGGAGGAATCCAAAACCTCCTACCTCGTCATTGCGGAGACTCGCTAGTTGGCGCTGGCCCCTAAACCGCACCGTTTGGGCTGTCTCTGGAATAGGCCACACCTCGAACTCTTCACCAATCCCACTGTGGTAGTCCCACCGACAAATTGGATCAGAAGGCTCCGCAGGCACTCCCCCGTCTCCAGAGGGAAGATAAGTATATTCATTGTTAGATATGCCATAATGTAGGTCTAGCCAGACCTCATCCCACAGCACGCTCACATCAAATGGCCTGTCCTGATTGAGGTCAGGGGGCATAGGAGCATATCGGGCCGCTGCAACCACTGGCACATCCATGTCCTTCTCAAGAAACTTCCAATCATATTCCCCTGCCAACCACTGCTGCCGTTGCTCTATAGTGATATAGAGGTTGAGGTCGCCGCTTGGCGCGACTCCTGGCCCAAGGGCCATCCCAAGCTCGCCCTTCAGGAGTTGGTGGACTTTTGCTAGTGGTTGATTCCGCATGTTACCTCTTTCGCTTTGGTTTACCTTCTTCGTCACCTGACAATATCATTTCCTCCTCCACCACTTCTTGCATAGGCTCAATATCCGACACAGAAACAACTTCGTCTGGCGTCCAGTTCATAGGGCCGCGCTCTTCAACCGGCGCAACAGGAATAGGCCCTTCAAAGTCTATCGGGATGGCTTCTGCTGTCGGAAAGAGTCTATCTAACAGACGGACCTTGTTGTTTTGAGGATCAAGGACGTCTCTATACATAGAGCGTAGCCTTGCTAGCTCGTCTTTCTTTGACCTGTTAGCGCTTCCTATAAGCTGAAGCGAGACGATTGGCTCCGTGCCTGACTCAATAGCGAATGACTCCCTCAGAAAGATTACCTCCGCAGGGGTAATGTTGAGACGAGGAGAACAGGAGTAGGGATTCTTTCTAATACTACATCTTCCAATTTGCATAGCTTTTACCTCAGTTGGCCTCCTTTCGGAGGCCAAGCGTTTGCTTCAATTATTGAAGAGGACCAATTAGGCAACGACAATATGCGCGTTGCAGTTCATCTGATGGACCAAGAGGCATCCTGTCCAGGTCATAGAGCGCAGAAACACCAAGATGTCGTGGGGTCTGGTCGGGTTGAGTGTCTTATTCTCTTCCCCCTCCATGACATACTGCTTTACCTTTGAGCTATCAAAGATGTAGCAACCAAGCGGATCATTCATGCCGCCGTTGGCAACCGAATCGTCCAAGGTTGGATCGTACTTGAAGGTTCCCAGGCCCTTCATGGTGATCTCGTTCATGCCCATCTCGTTCTTCCCTTGAGTGAAGCCCTGATCGGTGTACATACCCTTGGCCTGATACTCCTTCTCAAGCTTCTCAAGGAAGCCACTGCCTGCCAGTGCGGTGTCAGGCTTGCCACCATACTTCCTGAGCAACCGCACCTGCTTCCGCAGTGCCAGCGTCAGCTCCTGCCCCTCAGGTGTCGAGGTGATGCCTGTCAACAGGTTAGTCTGCTGCCACCACTTATAGGTGAATTGGTCAATACCTGCAATGATGTGGGTGCCAGCCGCCGCTGCCACCGTATTTCGAAAGAAATACGCCAAACCCTCTGGCTCTTTGGCATTGGATGTGTCCTTCCACATCATAGCATTGAACGCCCTTGCCCAGCTTTCCCCAAAGTCAGCGAGCCTATTCTGAAGGATGCCCGTCAGCCTGATGAGGTCGACCCGGCTGTGCTCCGACACGTTCTGATCGTCAGTTATTGTGATGCCGTCCTTCTTCAACTCCGTCCAGGAGATGACAAGTCCTGCATGTAACTCTTTCCAAGGCATAGTCGCTCGCTTGACGTTCTCCGCCCGAGAGAAGACCAGTGGATCTACCTCTGTATACCCCTGCATGAAGGTGGCAGAGAGTGGGTCTGTTACACCACCGCTCATATAGGTCCCTTGCACAGGGATAGAGACCTCACCTTTACCTCCCGGGAAGGTTTCCTGATTCGCCTTCAGAACCTTAAGAAGAGGTTTGTCTTGAATTGTTTGGGCAAACGCTTTGCCCCGAATATAATAATCCAACGTTGTTGCAGCTATATCTGCTGCGATTGTTGCTGGAAATGCCATATCTTTACTTTATGCCCCTCCTCGATGCTTAGCCATTACGTGGTTAACTATAGCAGTTAAGTCATCTTTGAGGTTGTCCATTTTCAGGACGGCTCCTTTTGATGTTGTTGTGGAAGAACCGTTAGTCTTTAGCGCAGGCAGTTTGAACGCCGCCCGTTTAGGTTGGAAGATAGAGTACCTTTGTTTGATCTCCGCATTTGCCTTCTCAGCTAGAGAGATAGCTTCCGCTACGCTCCTTGGTGGAGTTTGTGTCCACATCGCTACCATTCGGTCCCGCAGCGCATCATGGCGCTTAGCGTATTCAGGGTCAGTCTTCTTCTGGCTAGCCTCCCATTGATCCAAAGCGGTAGACATATTAGTCACAGCTTGCTTCTGAGCAGCGGCTTGCGCCGCCTTAGCAGATGCGCTGCTTTGTTTGTTCTTCTCCCGCAGTTGGACCAACTCTTTGGCAACCTCCGGCGAAAGCTCACCCGCCTCAACCTTCTCTCGAAGGTCAGGTGGAAGCTTTGCCCCTGAACTATAGTCAATACCGTCAGCTATCTCCTGAAGCCTACCTCGGAAGGATTTCATATCCCTCTTCGACAGGGCCACAAGTTCTAGCGCCCCCTCCAAGTCCTCTTGCAATATCCCATTCTGTTGGCAGTAGGTTGCAAGCGCCTGTGCGCTCTCCGCAAAAGGCTTCACCCTTTCAAGCTCGGCCTTTGATTCGTTCCGTTCTTTGACTATTTGCTGGAACCGTGGATGCTTGTTGAAGGGAAGTTTCGCAACTTCATCATCCTCAGTCTCCTCTTCCTCCTCAAGAGGCTTTCCCTTAGGGGCGGGTTCTTCCTCGTCACCCTCCTCAGGTTCAACCTCTGGCACCTTCGGTGCCTCCTTTTTCTCAGTGGACGAGTCTGTTTCCTTCGGAGTTTTATGCCTCTCGGCAACCTCACTGGCTATGTCAGCTAGTGATTTCTCCTCATGGGGTTTAGCGTCCCTTTGTTCCACTGCCGGGGCTGGCGATTCCCCTCCGGCCCCTTGCGGGGCTGCGCCTTCAGAGGCCGACGAAGCCTCAGAGATGTTAGCGTCTAAAGTTTGGCTTTCTTCTGGCATACTAGGTTGTTCCTCCTGCTTTGCTTACACTTGCTTGCTGCGGCCTTCCAGAAGCCTCAGCTTGACTTGGCTCTGTCGAAGGAGGAAGCTGGTTCTGTTGGCTTGCGCCCATCTGACCCTTGGCTGGTTGGCCACTCCCTGAGCCAGCGCCCTGCTGCTGCCCAAGGGGCATTGCCATAGCAGCACTAGCATTCAGCGCAAAGGCTTCATCCAGATCAAGGCGGTCATCCAAGCGCCGGATAGCCTCCCTAGCGATGAACATCGGATTGACCCCCGCTTGCATAAGGATGGGTGCGATGCGCTCAAAGTTGCTGATCTCAAGCGCCTTATTCGGCCTACCCGAGCTTGCGGCCACTACCTGCAACATAACGTAGTTTAGATATTCCTCCCGAGTATCTGTCATGTCGGGCCACACCGCACCCACCCCCGCAATCCTCTGCACGGTTTCCATGCTTAGCTCGCGCATCAGGATTTCACCACCAGCCTCCCCGACGTCCGAAAGAAAGTCATCCAAATCATCAATATTCGAGCCAGTGACAACCATCCTAGACTGCTCATTTATGGTTGCCGCTGTCGCGGTGCTCTTGCTGCTTGAGGGTTGCGCCCCTTCCTCGTTGCCATTCGCAATAAAGATGTCCTGCATCAAAGGCCCCGTATCATACATCATGGGGTCAATGGGGCTATGTTGGAAGGGCACGAATAGCTTCCCGACATCCTGCGTCAGGCTTATGCCTGCAAGCTGCACCACGGAGCTTGGCTTCGACATCACCAGGTTTTGGATATCCTCATCCGTTAGCCAACCCTTGCCAGTAACATACTTGGGGGCGTTAGCCTTCCGCTGGTCCCGAAGGGCTTGGCGTGTCCTATTCCACTCCTTCTGAGCGCTCTTGATGATTTGCACGTCACTTGGCGGGTAGATAGATGCCTTCTGGGCATCCGGTTCGATCTCCACATCATTGAACGTGAGGGCAAAGAGGGGCCAGAAGTTCTTCGTCTCTGGCTCCACCGGCGCCGGAGGTTTGATATACCCCTTGTAGCCATCCACCAGCACAAAGCTGCTTCTCGTCGCTAGCTCGTAGACCTCCCAGACACAGCACTTCTGACAGTCAGCCATATCGTCATAGTTGCCTCCAGGCCCTGTTGGCGTCTCATAGCCCACCTGCTCTTTGCCATCTGCTGTATAGTGGGTGATCTCTGAGATTCCATACTCCACGTTGGTTCCATAGTGAGCATTCAGCTCATCCACCTCAATGAGAAATTCTTGCGCTATCCACCCTGCCCCAATGAACCCTTTCAGGGCCTTGCAGGCCGGGTCGACAATGACAGAGGTCGATGGGGGAAAGTCAAACTCCAACCTCTCATTCATCATGCCCTGCTCTTGGTCGAAGTTCTGCAAGCTCGATAGGGTTGCCTGCATGGTGATGACCTCCGGGCTGTCCATATCAATCTCGCCGTCAGCGATCTTCCGCATGGTGTTCTGGATGCTCCGCAACCGATCCCCAATGGAGGCTTCTTGTCTAGTGGTAGAGAGTGCTCCCTCCTGCATCCTAGCGAAGTTGAGCTTCAGGTAGCCTACGCCGGTCGTTACA